CATGGGCTAAAGCTGCAATCGGTTCTGATGAAGTAACAGCTATTGAAACAAGAATTGCTGCACAGATAACAGAATCAAAAACCCCAACAACTACTTCTGGTGTACCTTGGTAGTCATATAAGATGTAATTAAATATAAAGGTGCAATAGTAGGCAGAATAATCAACATTGATATAATTAGGCTATGACTTATTGCTCGGAGGATTGCTTCTCTTACCATGTTTGCTCGTATTTGTCAGATAGCTTCATTGTTGTCTCTATTTCTTACCTTGTCAATGTTAGGCGGTTCTTATTACGCTTTCCGCTTTGTTACCAGTGAACAGTTCAAGGCAAGGGTTATGAATGAGATCCTTGACAACGTATCTGGAATGATGCCGAAAGTATTAGATCAGGAGTTACCAAAAGTGACAGGCCCATCAATGCCAATTACTAAATGATTTTTGGATTTTTTAAAAAATTAATAAAATATTATATTGATAAACTTGTGTCCTGGATAAGAATAAAAAAACTACAACTTGAATTAGATGATGAGATAAAAAAATATCATGATGATATGGATGCAAAAATAACAAAACCTAGAATTATTGAAAAAGGTAAGTTTGGAGAAGATGGTTGGTCTATTTCTATAGGTGATGTAGATAAAGATGAGTGAAATAAAGATACCTGAGATAAAACTTCCAACAATCAATATTCCTGATGCACCATATTTTACAAAACCAAAACTGGAAGGCAAGTTGCCTGGATGTTATTTATATCATCGTGATCTAGAAATTACACGCAATCCATCATTGCTTATATCGGATAAACGTGGCACATATACTGTATGTCCAAACGGTGAAATCCCATCATATACTCCAATGAGATATGACCCTGCACAAATAATCAATACAGAGCCAGTTCCAGTAAATACTGCTCCAAATCAAAAAGATACAAACATAACACAACCAAAACCAAAGAAAGATAAAAAGGTAGTATATGAACCCTGCCCACCTAAAAACCCACAATTCAGACCTGGAGATTACAGAAATGATCTCAGGATTGAAAGATTGGTAAAATGGGAAAGATCCCCTTCAGATGGTATTACTTGTGTCGGAGTCTGGGAAAAAGTACCATTCAGAGAAAGCTTTACTGGTACACCTCAAGCACTCATTTCTACTGCTGTTATCGGTGTGGTTGCTGGTGGCTCTGCGCTTTTGGCTCCTGTAATAAAAAAACTTATATCAGAAATATTTAAAAAGATAAAAAAACAACTGACAAAGAAAAAAGATAAGGTAGAATAATATTTAAGCAATAGGCCCTACATATCCTCCTGTTAAATCAGGATGTGAGTTTCTGATGGATCGTTCTGTTGCTTATTTAGCAACCAGACCCATTATCAAGTCATTAGCTTGACCTCTGCTCTGTTGGAGCGTCAGTTGCTCTTAATTTTGTGAGTGTGTGGTAATACTTGATTGGGAATTGTTGTTAATACTACATTTTTACACGCAACTGCATCTTCATTTATCAACTTTACACCAAGTTTAAACTGCTCGGCACATACCTTCATCCTTGCCAGATTGGCCTCTAAACGTGCCTTCTGTAATGCAAACTCCTGTCCTTTTATCTGGTTTTCAGCAGCTTTGACGCAAAGATCAGATCCTTCTCCCAATGGTATCTGCAAGCTGATGGTGAAACCATAATTAAAATTATGAGTTGATTGATCTATTCTTGGCTGTTCACTTTGATATAAAATTTTACCTGGATTTACTAAGTTACCTGACGCATCCTCTGCAAGATCATAAATATTAGTTTTGGTTGTGGTAATTCTAGGTGTACTGTAGTTTTCCCCTTTGGTTACAAACGGTGTAAAGGCTAATGTCGGTTGCTGGCACTGAATATTTCCTCCATAGGTCATCGTTGGAAAACCGCCATTTATGGTTTGGTAGAAATTGATAAGCTTGTACTTTGACTTTCTGTATTTATGGTGCGCTGAATAGTGCTTGTTGCATCTAGTCCTGGAGCAAGAAAATTCTCTGTTATGCTGAAAGCTTCCCCTGGATTTTGGATCTCGAATTGGGGCTTGGTCGGTAAATCTGGAGTCACCCATTTGAATGAAACTCCATTAACTGTCTGTGTGTTTGTATAGGTTGCATCAGGGGATATAACAGTTCCATCCTTAACTTTAATGTTATTGCCTTGCAAACTATAAGAATATCCTGTCCGATAATTTTCCGTAACAATGGTCTCCACAATAATGGTCTTGCTGGAGCTAGAAGATTCCATCTGGCCTGTAGAGAACGATGGAGTAATACCCCCTGCATAAGCACTAGGTATGCCAAATGAAAAAAGTATTAGCCATTTCATCAATCAATTTCTAACTTGATTGTGCTTGACATCTGGGCTGTAACACCTGCCCCTGTAGCAGATAAGTTAACTGTCATCGCACCTCCAGAATCCATTGTCATGGCTGTCGTGCCGATATCTCCACCACTCACAGTCGTTGTATCTCCGAAGATAGGTAGTGCTGGTACAACACCATTAGTGACGGTAGTAGCTAAGAAACTGGTGGGGATGGAATCGCCTTGAATATAACTTTCTGACACAGACCATGCATCCCCATTATTTGTAACTGAGTAAGAGGTTGTATAGTCAATCGTAGGAACGCCATTAGTTATTGCAGCATCAGTAAGATCAAGAGTTCCAATAGCATCTGTTACTGTATTTGCTTTTGGGGTTACGTTTGTACCTGATGCTGAAAAGGTCGTACCCACCCGATTACTCGTTGAACTAGCTCCTAATGTACTGACCGAGACAACATTCTGGATTGAGTGATTGATGTCCGCATAAGCTGGCGCAGATACAAGAAAAATAAAAGGCAGTAGTTTTTTCATTTGATACCAACTTTGTTGTTCTTATTATCTACTATAACTGATTTTTTTGTGTTGCCATTCTTACCCTTAACAGCTATCCCATAAGAAGATGCGATGTTCCCAACGAGGCCTGCTGCAAAAGTGTCAAGCCTGATTCTTTCCATGTATCCAAGAGTCATAACTGATAAAGCCCAGCAAAGAATAATAAATCGGATTGCGTGTCCGAAATAATCCCGACTTTCCTTTTCTTCTTCTTCCATATAAAAAAAGCTGCTTGTGGGTATCTCTAAGCATTGACCACTGCTTAACAAACAGCTATGTGCCAAATGTAGCAATTATTGGTATGTTTGGAAAGTAACACAAAAAAACCAATGTCAAAGTTTCTAATCAATCTATTTATCAGGTTCGGTAAAAGTGAATCGCTACGCAAAGCAGCTTTAAATCTTTTGAAAGACCTTGCAGAAAAGTCAGATAATGATGTAGATGATGCCATTGTCAAGATGATTGAAGAAAAATTATTTCCAGTAAAATGAAAATAACTAAATTTCTCAACATAAACATAGAACCAGCACCTCCTGAACTGGAACTGGAAATAGAAATGCAATGCAGGGAGATAATGAAAGCTGATGATTTGGTTGATATAAAAAGATATTGCACTCATCTTGTCAGAAAAAAATTTGATCAGGATATTTTTATGGCCTCAATATTAAACAGGCTTATAGAGCTAGAAGCAAATCGTGTTGTAGTAGAAATGAGACAAAAAAAACCTAAGAATCCTTTGAAACGCTTCTTTCATATTCCTTAATTTCTTCTTTTGTAAAATCTTTTACATATAGTTTTGGTATTTTATCAATCTCAACATTGTATTTAAGGATTGCTGTCTTTATATGTTCTGTAACCCAACTGCCGTTAGGCGCAACTAATTCTGCTTTATTTCTTGAATTAATATTTATCTTGTGTTCTATTCCCTTCATTTGTATATCAAGTAAATTTTTTTGTAAGTTTTTTATTCTTATCTCTCTTAACTTCCTAAGTTTTTTTGAATCACTCATTTTCCAGTTCCGCTATCCTTTTATTTATAGCATCATATCTTACACAATATTCCTTGGTTTCCATACCCTCAAACCAGTATTGTTTCTGTAATTCTGCAAGCTGGTCATAATAATTTTTTATCAGGTCTTTATTTTTCATTTCCAATATAATAATTTTCTCCTCCACCAATTAATACCTCTCCACAAGAATTTTTAACAATGGCTCTTGTTGGGGGTAAATTAAGTCTTGCATGACATTTTTTTGCAAATTCAGTCGCGTTAAATTTAACACCATCTTTTGTGTGCCTAGTAAATTTAAAAAATTCTAAATGGTAAGTATTGAGTCCTTTAGCCTTAACAACTTTGTATGTTGCTGTATCTGGTCTGTCTTTTATACCTAAAGACCAAGGATAAGAAACATCATCAAAAAATACTTCTTTTCCATCTTCTATTGCTTGTTTTACTTCTTTAGCGTTCATTTTTTGCTCCATAATTTTATAAGAAGTTCTAATTCAGCAACTCTTTTTTTCGCTGCTGCGATTTTTTCGGCATTTGTCATAAATAAAAAAGGGGTCTTACAGAATAGAGAACACTACAACTCTACAAATGCCCCATATAAAATTATGCCCTCGGTGCTATCGTGCCACGGCCATCAACCCATTCTTCTTCAGAATGTGGGTCAATAGACCACTGGCTGCCAAAGATGGTAAAACCAGGGATTTCTTCATAGTCTGTTCTAGAGCTATATTTTCTGATAGTAGATCCTCCAGGAGTATCGCAGGCATCAGCTTGAGCGATAAGCCACTTGGCTGCCTTTCTTGCCTCTTCTGGAGTGTAGTCAATCAATAAATAACGGTCACAATCGTTTCCGCTTTTTTTCTTTCTGTTTGCAATAAATTTGAAACGTGCTGTAAATGCTGATTCCATTTGAATTAGTTAGTTAGGGTTGTTAGTTTTGTTCTGCCAATCCTCAATATCTTCTCGGTTGTACCGAATAGTGTTATTAAGGATGACAGTCCATTTCGGGCCACTGGGATGACCCTTGCGAGTTTTGGTTCGCCAAAGTCGCACAGTTTGAGGTTTTACACCAAGCTCTTCAGCCAGTTGATCTGATGTGATCAGTTCATTCATGAATCCT